CACACGGCATCGACCGATTAGATAGTCTTGGCGCTGATGTATGTGGCCGTGAATCCAAGTCCTAATCTGTGGATTGTCTAGGATTATGTGCTCTAGATTACTAGCATATCCACCATTCATCAACTTCTCATGCACATAGTCTCTGTGAATACTTTGAAAACTAGGAGCATGATGTGTAACGATCACAGTAGGCGTTGTTGGTTGTTCACGCAGTCGATCCTTTAACCAATTCACACTGGCACGATGTACTCCACGAGTGATATCTGGTGTTAGTCTGTGCCATGTATTGTTAGCTGGATTGTGATACTTGATCACACGATAGTCATTCATGAGTCCGCGCAGTGCAGCAGCAGTTGAAGGATCGTCATTATTAAGATCGGTCCATAGTGAGCAACCTAGAAATCGTACGCCATCTATAGTAACATCATCCAATTCCATTAGCCTAACATTGTCGGGCATGACATTTCTAAGTCGTTGCTCGGTGCTGAGAAACTCTGAATTGTAGTGTTCATGATTGCCCATGACATATAAGACTTGACGATATTTGGCACATTCTTCTACAAAGAATCTGCGAGCACGATCCGGGCGGCCATACCTGGTACTGTCTTCGCTCAATTTTGCAAAAGCAGGATCATAGGTTTCTTCGATGCTTCTGAGTTCAGCAACATCGCCAGCCAAGACCAGTATATCCCCGCCTGGCAACTCCAAGTCACCAAACTCGAGATGTAAATCACTCATGTAGCTAATTTTCATTTAATTAAGACTCTATCTTCAGCAACTCGATCTGACCATAATTGATGACCACGCACCCTAACCACATCTGCGGTATTTTGTGGATATAGTGACCACTGTTCACGCCAGTAATTTTCTGTCATGCCTTGATCACAGACAACCATGTAAACTTCATAATGCCTATGACCATTGTATCTAGCACGAAGTAAAATACTCTGTACAATGCTATGAGCAGGATTACGCTGTACTGGCTTATCGCCTAACATATTTAACAATTGTAGTTCTTCCCAGCCTGCATAGGCAGTGAGATCCACAATGCTTTCTATGCCAAAACTATCCCAACTGAATAAGAATAATCGTTCATTGTCTGCTAATTGCATGTCTAGTCCTTATAATGAGTAAAAGGCTGTAGTCAACAGCCTTTTACTCAAGTTTCTACGCTGATTAGGCAAAACGACTAGCACGACTGCCGGTTACATCACGAGCACTTACAAGATAGCTGGTTCGGCCATCGGTAGTAGGACGGGTATTGACTCGAAGTCCGGCATTACGAAACTCGGTCATGCGAGCACGAAGGTTCTTGATACCGTACATGGCTTCGGCTTGGCGAGAAGTCAAGCTACGACCAGTGCCACGAAGATACTGCTCAAGAAAAACATTTTGCGAAGTAGTGATTTTAGTGAATGCCATTTTGATTCCTTTGTAAAGTTTTGCTATTATAGATGTTGTCAACACTGTTGTCAACAGTTAATCTACTCGAATTTTTCCCAGTCACCTCCTGGTTTGGGTACCCAACCTATCTGTTGTAAATCTTGTCTAATTTCCTTGGTGATACAGCCTTCTGCTACATAACGCTGGTATTGATTCCGGTACCGTTGACGTTCTAAGTCCGACCACCCTTCCTGCACAGAGTCGTCAATGTCATTACGAATACCAGAACAGTACCAATCTATGTAGTCACCCGAACCCATCATGTCTGCTACAATACCGCCCGAGTAGCGCCAGGAACAGGTCCATGAACGATCCTCAAGAATGGGCATGACATCCAGTTTGACGAAGTCATTGTTGCACATGGCCGCATAAAGATTCTGTGCATAGTAATCATTGCTACGAACCTTTTCACACATGAATTCACTAGTACGCAGGTCATACTCCATGTTATGCTCACGCCATGCAGGATCCTGCTCCCGCTCAAATCTGCGTTCTGCTTCCGTCTTATAGAATTCCACCATGGCGCCTACATCGTCATCATTTTCCGGAGTTCGTCCCTGTTCTGCCATTCTGATCAAATACCTAGTCGGCTGAAAGGTATTACGATCCGGGCTGCGACTCAGAGTCGCGGGTGAGTGTGACTGTTCCTTCATCGTCTATATTCCATGTCAATGTGTCTCCTATGCGCCACTTATTGGCAGCAAGTGCCTCTTCAGGAATAGGCATAACTAGATCACCAGTTTCGGGATCTTCCTCTAAGGTAACGATCCATGTTGTTGGTGTTACCTCGGCTGTGGTCGTTGCAGGGTTAATTTGTGACTTCATATTCTTGTATCAATCGTTTAGCTAAATCAAAATCTTCTCTTGTCCTAAATCTAAAAGCCGGAGCTGCCATGGTGGTTGGTACTACGTCATAATCAATCTGATTAATTTCCATAAGGTAATCTATATGATCACGGCTCCATTTGTCTAAAGCAAAGACTTCTCTTAGTTCAGGTATATTGGTAAATTGAATCTTCATTTGTGATCTTTCTTTAATTCATCTAGTAGCAATTGTTGACTGGCTGCTTTTACACGATCGCGTTCAATCTGATCCACCCTAGCACTGATTACCTTGATCATCTGTGCCAATTGCTGCTCACCTTCGTCACGCCAATGGCTATATTCTACGCCTACTGTGCTGCGATAATAGTACCGATTATTTTGTTGCATTTCACAGATTGTGCCATACAACATGTCTTTGATCATTTGTTTATCCATACTACAATTTTTCTCCAATCTCGAAACCGCGAAAGCGTAGAAACCGCGGAAACCTGAGCGAATAGCTGCCATCTTGATTTTGAGTAACAGCGTCTGCACGAACTTCGACCACCTGTCCCTTAATAGTATGCTGACTATCCCATATCCCAGTACGAAGCTCATCGCTGTAGCCGCTACCAACATTAACCCTAATTCTGCGTCCGTCATCTTCACCCTCACAAACTAGGGCACCAAGACGCCCTGCATTTTTACCAGTGCCCGCTTCGATGTCAACAATATTTAAGCTGACTTCAATGAATGGCTTGAGTTTTAACCATGCTACGCTACGCTTACACTCATATGCAGCAGCCGTATCTTTGATCATAATACCTTCGTAACCGCCTGCAATGGCTTCACGATTGATCTCACGATAACGAGCCTGACCTGCCGGGGTATCCAAGTCCACCAGCTCTTGACCTAGTACACGCACACTTGGCAAAGCCGCCTCGTGTTGCTGATAAAATGCTTGTAGAGCATGACTGCGTTCTAGTTGAGTGGCAAGACTGCGACCCTGCTCAAACTCTGCTAAAGGCAAGCAATCAAACAGGTGCAGTACAGCATCCCGAGCCCGAACATTACTCTTGCGATGTACCTGCCGCATCAAGTCTTGGAAACTGGCACTCATGATCTCGCCATCAAACACCATGGCTTCGGTAAGGTGGTGGGCAATGGCATGGAACTCGGCTTTGACATGTGCAAAGTTCACAAGTTCTTTACCATTCCTGCTAAACTGATCAACCCTGCCGTCTGGATGCACAATAGTGATAACACGAACTCCATCCAACTTGACTTCGACCAGTTTCTTTCCTGCGACTTTGCCCTCGTGATTAGCACTATCATGAGCAAGTTGACAGCCAAACACAGGCACGCTATAGCCAGGATAGTCACGCTCTACCACCTTGTTAATAGTCTTTTCACTAACACCGCATCGTAGATCCTTGATAAGGATACGACGGTACCACCCATTCCACTGTTCCTGTGTACTAGCCAGCATCATGTGATTCAGCATGTCACGAGCCATGTTGCCTGTGATTTCTCTGTTGACAAAGCCTGTTATAGCCAAGGCAAAGGTATCCCAGTTCATACCATGGTCACTGGTTAGTTGATCAGTTGCCTTCTTTTCTGGCACTTGCTTGATGCCAAAGGTAATCATGGGATCTAAGGCAAGCCGGCATCCTTCAAAGAATACGGCATTGCCTGCCTCGGCTTGAGCTTGGATAATCTGCTCTTTGTTAGTACGCAGATTATGAGTTTCTAGTGCTGATATAACTTGCCAGGGTTGGTCCATGTTTATACTCTGTTAATAGATTGTTCTAGGCTCAAACGCACATCTTTCTTTGGTATCAGAAATTCTGCTTGAGTGTAAGGATTACAGTCACCTCGCATCTCCACAGTGTAAGTGAGACGATTTACTCTCAAGACTTTTCCGATTTTGACAATTTTTTTGTCACCTTTGCTAAGGTCATATTTTTTCCAAACTTGTATTCCTGCCTTATGCCCGGCTGGCATGCGTCTGAAAGATAAACGAGTATAAAATTGGTATCGTTGGGTAACTACTACGATGTCACCTTTTTTAATAGGATTGTCAACAGTCTTAACCATAGTATTCTCCAATCAATGTACTAAACCAAAACGCTTCGCGCACACCGGGCCATAACCCAATTCAGTGCTACGTGCATCCTTGAGACTGTGATTACAAAAACTGCAAGCACCAGTTAGACGCCCATACTTGCCAGCAGTAGCCTCAGGCTCTGCGGCAAACTCTTGTACCAATGCTACGACGTCAGCACCGGCTTGTCTAGTAGCATGGAAGTCACCATTGATGTCAATGCGACCAAAGTACTTGTTGGCACCAAACGGACCACCGTCTGTTACAAGAATTTGGCCAGCATACTTGCTAGCGGGACCGGCACGACCAAACGCAACAGGCTGACCCTCAATGCTTTGAAGTTTGACTTTGATACGCTTGAGAGTTTTACCAGCACGATCGAACATGTCCTGAATGCGCTGAACGTTGACTTGTACAGCAGCAGCGGGTGCCGGAGCAGGGTTAGTAACACGCTGAGTAAGCGTATCAACCCATGCCAACTGCTTGTCGCTGAGACGACCAAAACGGTAGAAGTTGCTGACTAAACTGCCAGCGAACTCTGCGTCACGAGCAGACATTGCGCTCATTGCATTACGCAGAGCTTGCACTTGGGGTTCCTGAGCAGCGTCAGGGCTAACAACACGAGGAGCACGATAAAAACCTTTGTATGCCATTTTGATCTCCGTTGTTTCAGTGTACCGTTAGTATAACAAAAATCAGTAACCCTGTCAAGTCTAGGGTTAATGCGTGTTTAGTGCCGGGGCACATGAATTTACAATTTCGCGCTCTGCGGCATGCGCGGGCTTGCGTCCGCGCACGATGTCAACTAACAGCATGACATGAGCTTCTGCGCCGTGAGCGCGAATACTGTTGCATAAGGCCCACGACTTGTTCTCTGTTACAGCACGACGAACATGCTTTTGCCAGCGAATTTTTAGTGCGCGATTGACTTGACTACCGCATACTGTGATGCCAACATAGTGCTCGTTAGTCACTACATTGACGATCATGTACAAGGCATGCTTAGTGTCTTGTCTGCG